TCTCATAAAACCGTTCATTAACAACTGGGTATCCATCATGTTCTCAGCCACACCAATGCCAAAAAGGCCGTAGGGGTTAAGCTCATAAGGCACTGCACAGTACGGAATACGGGTAGGTGTGAAAGGATTAAGAACTAGACGCAGGATTTGGCCGTTACAGATCCAAGCATTAACCTCAATCTGGTCAAGGTCTTTTAATTCTTTAGGGATATCTACTTCAGCAGCATCCGCTAACGCAGAATCCAGTATTCCCCAGTACTCTAGTACCTCATATCGCTCAATAGTGCCTGTTTGGGTGTGATCTTCTAGTGCATCTTCCCAATACTCACGAGCATAGTCAGGGCCAAATTCAACCGCTAATTCGATACTTTCGTCCCTAAAATGGGGTCTTTTCTTTAAATTACGCAGTTGTGTACGGCTTAAACGGTGTCTTTGTATGGTAAACTCAGCATCATCCATAGATCTAGCATCTGGGTCTGGGTACATGTCCCATATACTGACGTATTCAAGCTTTGGGATGGTTTCAAACAGAGGATCGTAGTTACCTTCTGCGTCCCAGCGAGGATATTCCTTATCCTGGGCGAATGGCCCCTTAATAATACCTGTACCAAACAAGGCGCACTCAAATGCTGCGGATCGAAGGTGCTTATCAGCGTTGGTTTGCTCCAACTGGTCGTGCATCTTCTTTTCCATAAGCTGTGCTGCACGTTTAGCAGGCTCATAGGTGATGGAACCAGGGTTTGTACCCGCACCAGCCTCTAGATCGTCCTTAATAGGCTCTAACCTGTCTTTATACAGGCCAAGCTCTTTAGCGATATCAGGACGTACAATATTACGGGGTACTTTATAGTCCATACCCGTCTGTTCTTTAACTTTTTCGTCAGTAAGGCCGTTTGGATCAAAGTTTACGTTATCTGCCACGTTATTAGGGTAGCGCCGTGCCTCAACACCAATAGGAAACTTAGCTCCAGCAAACAATACGTCAGTCATCTGGGCATATGCAGCCAAAACCTTAGTCTTTGTGATCTTAACGAATGCCTGGGACTTCTCAGTGTCAGTAAATTGTACTTCAGGGCCGTATATACCACGATAATTGCGGTAAGCGCCTAGCCAGCGGGTTTCTTCGTTTAAACGGTGATCTTTGGAACGCCTATACTGTCCAAGAACGTAAGCAGATAGTCCAGCATACTCATTATTCTCCTTTTCAACATCACCGTCTTCATCCAGCGCAATCACATTTGATGCTTCAGCAGAGTCTTCAGGGTCGAAACCAGTAGGTTTGTCCATTAATGCCATATTTTAATATCCAAAAGTTGAATCTGCAGGTTGCCAACGCTGTTGTGGGACGCCTCTACCCCGATCAAAGGGCGAAAACGCACGAGGGCGGCTTGATACGCCGTAGCGCAGGCTGTCGTAGGTGTGGTCAGATGCATATCTTTGATCAATATCGTCAGTGCCTTTCGGGCAGGAAGGTATAACAGGAAGATCCGATATTATCTGTCGGCAAGTATCGAAGAAAACGATCCCCGGCATATCCGTATCCTCATCTACCTTCAGTCTTTGGTGGACTTGGTTCTTACCGGCTACCCGTGAGCCAGAAGATCGATCACTAGGACGCCACTTGCAGCCCATGATGATCATCTCTTCTGCTATGCTGGGGCCGATCTGCCCTCGTTGATGCCAACAAGAACTGTCTAGTATCCCAAACTTAATACTATCGCCTTCTTCCGCATCTAGTACCGCACGACCAAGGTCTTTGCCGGTGTGCTTAGATACATATAACTCACGGTAGACGATGAGTGTCTCATAAGCAGGATCTATGGCGTACCAGTGTACCGCAGAGTAAGAGCTATACCCGTAGTCGGCTGATCTAAACTTCACCCAGCCAGCAGGTATATCAAAAGGCTCCACAACATGTACCGAGGGCTTAAACTCTGAGAAGGCTGCACCTTCTGCAACACTCCAATCACCGTCTAGTAGCTGTCGGCGCTGTGCCTCTGGTAAGGATAGAAGGTTGGCTTCGTATTGCCCGTCATCATGTAGGTACGGATTATCTTTAAGAGTTGCAGGGATAAACCTACGGCTGAATAAAGACTGCCCTGCCTTCTCGTGCTTATCAGGATATCTTAGAACCTCACCCGTTTCGATGTCTGTAGCTTCAAAAGCCTTGCCTGGTGGGGCAGGGTCAATAAAAGCCTTACGGACCCAAGCGTGTCCTGGTCCACCAGGGTTAGATGTTGCCCGAAGAAATATAGGTAGGTCGGGATCAGTGGTACGAAGTCTTGATCTAAGATATTGCCAAGAGAAGGGAGTGGCATACTGGGTTAACTCATCGATAGCTATGTAGCTAAACGACTGACCCTGGTATCGCATCACATCATCGTCACGCTCTAGGTAGGTCATCCATAATCTGGCCCCTGACGGGAATATCCACTGGCTTTTCTTCTCCTGCCATTTCGCTCCTGGGTACGCTTTCGGATAGAGTTCCTGTGATTTGAAAACCAATTCCCGCAGTTCATCGTTTGTGCGGCGAAGGATGAGTCCACTGAATGCAGCATTTGAAAAATAGCGCAGGGGATCTGCAAGTAGCGCAAAGCTTTTTCCTGATCCCGCACTTCCACCGTATAGCACTTCTCTTTCGGGTGCAGCGAGAAACTCCGTTTGCGGCCCAGGGTTGGGGGCGAATATAACTTCTTGTGTCTTTGCCTGTGTTTCAACCGCTGAGAAATCCAGTGAGTTACTAAGTTTATTTTGTGACGATTTATCATCGTAAGCTGAAAGCTTCTTAGTCATCAAAGTCTGAACTCTTTTAGCGTCAGACCTTTTGCGCTTAACAGCAGCAATGGTTTTATCTTTTTTAGTCTTAGGCTTCTTAGCCTTGTTGGCTTTAGCCATCGCCTTAATACGAGTGCTATCAGGGCGCTGGGCTTTCCAGATCATTATCACACCTTGGTGCGAAATCTTTCTACCAGCTTTATCACTTAACCATGCAGCCGTCTTACGAGTGCTATGCCCTTGCTCCAGATAGTCCAGCGCCTCTTCAATCAGAGGGATGATGTCCATATCAGGATCTAGAACAAGCGGATCATCTTCGTTGACTTTGTAGCCATAAGGCATCCGTGCTGTGGCGTTAGGGCGAGTTCTGCTATCCCACGTCATCGACAGATTTCGGTGGAAGGATAAAGATGCCGCCACTCGTACTGCTGACCTCAACTTGTTCCTTTTTAACTAGGCCAGTACGATCAAGGATTTCACGGGCTGCAGCAATAGAGTTCCGTGCGCCCATAGCGCCAGGATCATCCAGTACATCAATAATGCCAAAAGCTGCTTTAGGTGCATTGATAGCAAGCATTAAGCTGGCACGGTCTATAATCTCCTCACGAAGGTTCTTAACAACCTCACCACTTTTGGTGGTCTTAGCATAACCCGCTACATCCATAGCCTTACGGACGTTACCTCTGGCTTCACCCAACAGGGCTTCCAGAAAGGCTAACTGCTTTTCGCTATATGTTTTAGCTTCATCTATCATAGCTATTTTTTCTTCTCATTTTTCTTAGCAAGAGTATGAGCAGCCTTAAAAGATTTACCAGCTACCATAGCTGTACGCATATCTTTCATATGCTTCGCACTATGATGTTTCTTATGCTCTTTCATCGTAGCTTCTTGAGCCTTGGTCAGTGCTGCCATTATGTTTTAGCCTTCTTCTTTTTAGCTTTATTCTTTTTGGAATTAGGGAAGCCAGCCTTCATATCCGCATAAGCTTTAGGGCTTACCGTGGAGTCTTTCTTAGTCCGGCTTTTGCCAGACTTTTTCTTCTTATTCATGTTTTCATATAAAGACATTTATTCACCAATTCTGGCAGGACCAATAACGAGCAGAAAGCTTCGATGGCTTATCTGTGTCGCACCTATGCCTAGCTCTAAAACTCTTACGCCGGTCAGGGTTAGATTTCTTAATCCGCATGTTGGAATCGCCATAACGGACGATCTTTTCTTTGCCGTCTTCACAGGCTTTAACCACAAACTTCTTGGGACCATCAGGAGTACGGCGGGGTTTGTTACACGCCATCTTGTCCTTATTGATAGCCATTACTTTCGTTTAGTAGCCATGCCGCCGTAGCCGTAGCCCATAGGCTTTTTCTTAGCCATGCCACCCATATTCATCATGGGCTTCTGCATAGCCATTCCACCAGTCTTCTTCATAGCCATACCGCCCATATTCATCTTAGGTGTGGATTTCTGTGTGGTTGGATTAGATGCACCGCATTTAGATTTCATCGTCTTCATTAGTAATCTCCCGAATAATGAAAGGATTGGGATCTTCCATCTTAGCAGCGGCTTCGTCTTTCTCGAAGTATTCCGCATAGCCTCTGAAAATAAGATCTTTGTTTTTAGCCTGCGACTTAGTAATAAGACCTTCTTCAAAAAGAAGATTACGAACAGCACGAAGAGATAACTCCTGGCCTGTACGCTCCCTAATGGCAGCACGGATGTATATAAGATTGATCATGGAGCTTTCTTAGTCCAATAACTATATTGTATCATCGGGGACGGGTTTAAGTCAAGCACTTAATTGAGTGGCATTATTAGGGTTGACTGATCCGTCAGACGTTGTATAATAAGTTATACGCCCCCCCCTATATACCTATACTACTGCTATAAGGTTATAGCTTTAAGGTAATAGCTTGAAGGTATGGGCTATGGCCGAAACCACTCAGTATCCAAAATAAGATATACGTCTAATCTCACCTCTAGTGATACCGATATCCCTTAAAGCACTATCGCTTAGATTCTGTAATTGCCAATAAGCTACTCTACGCATCTGGGCTTTCTGAATCATATTAATGATTTTAACAAACATAACTACTCTCCTGTTTCTGTGTTGCTACATATATTATAGCACCACTTAACTAAGGGGAGTTTTGTCGTTTAAGAATACCCGATATGCATTACTTATTGGGAAGACCTATCTTCACGACATACACGTATAATCCATTCTCTATCACCTATTCCAAAAAACTTAGATAAAGTAGACTGCCAAACACCAATAGATTTCATCTTATGTATCAAATCTATGTTAGATCTAACAAAGCCCCTGTTTAGCTTTAATAGTTCTTCATTCGTAGGAAAAATGTAAGATGCATCTCCAGGTGGGGAAAAAGAGATAAGGCGCTGAAGGTGGTGGTTCGTAAAGTATTCCGAAAATTCAGTATGAGATAACTCAAACTTATCTTTTAAATCACCCATTTCCTCAGATAACCTCAGTGCCATGTAATTGGTCTTTCGATCAAAGAACATGAAAACATCAGAACCAGCTTTGTTTCTCATACCACTGAATCTATAAATGGGTGTAGATCTCTGCCTTCTACTACTGCAGGCGTTTAAAACTTTACCAGTTGTTGATTTAACTTCTACCTTAAAGAAGCGCCCGTCAGGACACTCACACAGGATATCATAACCCGCTGCATCTTTTATCTCCGCCTTAAATCCAACAGAGGATAAATAAAAACAAGCTAAGTGTTCGTAGATCCTGCCAACAGAAGACCAGTCTGTACGATCATCCTCTGTATGGACAGAGGCGATAGGGATATCAGCCGTCCTGGCTACTGACCAATCAATCATCAGACATTAAACAGATCACCAACAGCATCTGTGCTGTCCTCAACCCGTCCTGCTGCGGTTCTAAGCTTCTCAGCTACCCGGCTAAACTCATGTGCAATGCTATACAGATGCTGGTAACCATTAATATTGCCATAGAACTCACACAAGTCATCAGTAACGCCTTCAAAGTCCACCTTTACCTCAGTGGCCTCATCTTCTTCTCCTCCTGCGTACAGGAATGTAACGATATAACTAACACCATCTTTATCGACAACAAAATCGTGATCAACATGTAAGGGTAAGGTTAGGTAAGTATCAGAGCCATAGTCACTCATAATATACTCTCTAAATAGATACAGCTTGCGAACAACCTGTACCTAAAGAATAACTAAGTGGCACAACTATGTCAACCTATTTTACAAGATACTGCAAGAATATCCCACAATTACACACTATGTTGACATAATCTCCTGCCTTGGAAGCCGATGGCTTGTTTACGGTTCCCATTTCCCCAATTTTAGGTAGAGCTTGTATACGGTGGGGGTACACCCCCAGGTGGCGCTTAGTGGGGTCAATCGATTTTGGTTTTGCTTAGGTAACCTATTGTTTTTATTAGATTAGTTTATATAATAGTTTACGCCTATACCGTTAGATAGTAGGGGCCAAGCTTGCAAGCCCTTATAAATAAAGCATTAATATAGATTAGGTTTTTATTATAAATAGATAAGTAAAAGCCCAGCGCAATACCAGGCGCAATAATATCCTGCAGCAATAAGGATCCCGTGACATAACGCAAAGGGCAGGGCGAAGGTAAGCCAGGTGCATAACTTAGCCTTGTAAGTATTGGCAACCACCACCGGCAAAGGATCCGCCCTGGTCAGCATTACCTTTAAAGCTTTTGCATTACCTTTACTTGTTCTGCATTACCTGGATCTGTTAGCTTGTAAGCTTTGGCCTGGATCCTTTGGCATATCCCGCAACTAATATAAGCCCTTTTAAGCAATGCTTGCATTTCACCGGCTACCTATGCCGCCTAATTGATCCTTTGGGCTTGTGTGTGGCTTACAATGGCTTGTGTGTGTTATAACATTTGTAACACCGGCAAGCAAAAGCCCCACCGATTAGGGCAGGGCTTTCCAGGGTTAAGCTTGTTAAGTTAGGGCTTATTCCGCCCTCTTAATCTACTGTAACAACGCCGCCAATAGTTGCGCCGTTATCATCTACCATTGTAGTTTCACCTTGCTGCAGCAATTCAGTAGCATTAAAATCAAATTGATCTGCAAACTTGGGCAATTCATCTTTATCAAATAGATTATAACCGCCTGCAGTTTCGGCAACACTTGAACCGTCATTAAACCATATTCTATACATCAGATCTGAATCCCTAGTTTTTTCCGCTTTGCGTTAAATACATCAGCTTGATTGTCTTCTTTACTAGTTATTTCGTCAATTAGGCAGTCTATTTGCATAATCAAGTTTTCATATTTTTCACCGTGGGCATAATCTAGCTTTCTTTGCAAACCTGCCATTTCATCCCGTAGCTTTTTAGTTTCTTTTGTTCTAACCGACATTGTACCGCCCCTTAGTTTTTATTGCACATTTCAATAAATTCTATGCCATGAATAGCGCAATACCCGTAAATACTAAAATATTTTGCATTTGCTTTAGGTACGTCCAGGTTCAAACCAACAGATAATTTGTCGTTATCATAAAATAAAGAGCAGTCCATATTCCCCGCATTCCACCAGGATATACTAGTTTCATCATCCATATTGGCGGTATCGTTTAATTCTACTGCAATAAATATTGCGGCATCAATAAATTTAATAATCTTTTTCATTTGGTCATTTCCTTTGTGTTTAGATTTATAATAGCAGGATACTTTTTAATAGTAGATATCATACCATCCGGTTTTGTAATAATACCAGGCATTGTTTAGATCATCTTTGGTGGGTGGTTTATCATAATTTTTTCTAATCTTTATACCAAATGCAAGCTTTCTAGAATTGTCTAGATAACCTAAACCGTCCCGAATAAAAGCATGACGGGCTTTCCTGTATAAATGGTGATGTTTAGCCTGGGGCAGTATAAAATCTAAGCATGCCCTGATAAATTGTTTATTGGTGCAACCTATACCGCTTAGGCTTGTTTCAATTCTAAGATATTGGGCAAACGTCATTAGATCCGCCCTCTTAATGCTTTAGGTTTTTTGTTTAACCGTTTTGTTTTCGGTTTGCTAGTATCGACAACCGTCAAATCATGCGTGATGAATCTAGGGGCTTTCTTTCCCATAGATCCAAAAAGCTTAGATTTAGCCTGGTGGTTTGTGTTTTCGGTTTTCATTTAGTCATTTCCTTTTGTGTTTAGATTTAGAATAGCAGGGGCAAAAACTGCAGCATGTACATAATCCCAAATAAGCTTATTGCCCCTAATAGATCCCCTAAAAGATCCTTCATTATGCCGCTACCATTTCGGCTAAATCCCAAAGCTTGCGGTTTATTCTAACAGTTTCTGGCAAGGATTGGATTGCTCTGGCTTTTCTTATTGTAGGGTAACCACGCCGGGCGGTTGTTTCAGTATGGCTAAGGATCCTTGCGCCGCCCCTGATTAGCTTTTCCTGGGCGATGTTAAACATAGTCCAAAGATCTTGGCCGTTATCCTCAAACCTACCAGGGCGCATCAAATCACCTATGGTTGCATTATACGCAAAGGATCCCCGCCCTGGTCGTTTGCTTTGATCCTCATATTCCCAGCGCAATGTTGCTGCATTGTAAGCAAAATCTACTGCCTGCTCATTATCAATTTGTGTTTGTTTCATGGTGTTAATTTTATGCATCATTTCCGGCAAAGCTTTTGCCTGGTCTGCTAGTAAAGACTCAAAGCCCTGAGCGGTTTTGTTGCTATGCCGCATTGATGCTTGGAATCCATCCCCGGCAATAATACCATTACTGCAGATAAAACGATAAGCGCCGGCAAAGATTTTAAGGGCGCTTTTGCCGTCATGGCTATTATATATAATTAATTCCGGCCTAGTTTCTGCATTGCTTTCCAGATCCCTGTCGTGGGCAAAGGATAGCATATGCGCTGCATAGTGTTGCTGCCCTTCTTTACGGCTAGGGCGTTGAATAGCTTTGACCGGGCGGTAACCATAATCAGCTAAGACATTGATTGCGCCTAAAGATGATACCAGGCCATAGCGGTTAGATACATCAGGGCTTTTAGATCCCGTTAATACTGCAGGGCAATTGTCGATAATGGTTTGCAGGTCAATCGCTGCAGCGTTTGCGCTGCTTGTGTGGATTAAATCAAATGGCATATGGTCAATTCCTTTGTGTTTAGATTGCTGCAACATAGCAGCCCAAAACGCCCCTAGTTAAGCCAGGGGCGCTTTCAGCTATTGTGTTATTATGTGGGGGGATCTGCGGGCTTTGCGTGGCTTATCGTTATAGCCTATTATAATTGCGTTAGGATCCTGCTTTACTTTTGCAATTGTTAACGCTCTTTTAGCTGCCAATAAATTAGACTGTAATTGTTGCAGATCATTTTCCATTGTTGCCAGGTCAATTTTGGCGGTTGCAATATCGTTATTTAATTTACCGTCACAATGGGAAGTAATTGCATCAGCAATAAAATAAGCCATTGCGGCAATGCCTATAAAGGCCATGAAAAACAAAACTATTACTGTTGAAAATTCCATATTATTCACCGGCCAAAATCATGCGGTTTGCTTCCGCAATAATTGCATTTATTTGGCTTTGGCGCATTGCTGCCCTAATCATTGAAGCGACTCCACGTTGGAACGCTGGGCGGTTATCTTGAAAACCTGCCAGGGCTTTCATTTGTTTTGTTTGGGCTTTTGTCATTTGGTCATTTCCTTGTGTTTAGACTAATAAAGGGCGGTAGCAATTGCTCCGCCCTTATTTAACTATTATGATTCGCTGTATTAGTAAAGTGGTTTAACTAAGGGCGTTAATATATCAAACCGGCAACCCATAACCAAAACACTATAAAGCCAATAGCGGTGTAAACGTGTAACATTTACTTACCTGGATCTTTTAATAGGATTGCTTTCAATTCGGATCCTGTAAGCCCTACCATCCCGGCCAGGGTCAAATTGGATATATTGGGGTAACGGTCATAATATTCGCATATTTCGGAGTCGGTCCAATATATTGACCTGGTAACATCACACCGGGGATTCATGCTGCTATTCCTTGCGCTATAAGATCCGCTTTCTTTTTGCGTAGGCCATGCGCCGGGAATACAACCAAAGCTTTGCGGTTTTGTTTTTGGCATAATCCGCAGTCCAGGCAATTTGTGTCCAAATATGTTGCAGGGCAGGGGCTTATCTTTTGGCCTGCTTTGGTATGGCTGGGCAGATCCTGCAACCGTGCTTTATATTCTGCCAGGGTTTCGGACCAGATCCTTTTTTCGACTTTGCGACCATAAGCAATAGGCGCAATTGAAACCACTGGGCCTGCTTTGGTTTCTGCTAATATATCTGCATGATCAAAATCATTCCCAGATAAGTTAACCGTGAATCCTTGCCGGTTTGCCTGGGCCACTGCTTCCCGGTTACTGCTATTATTTACAATATCAAAATGCGTGTAAGTAAAACCACGTTTGCCGGTGTTAGCTTTTGAGAGATTGCATAACGCTGCTAGGTTTATTTCATCTGTGTTATTAACATCAGCCTGCAGATCCCCGGCTTGATTATGCCGCCACAATTGATCCAGGGGCAATGCTTCTACATCTGTTAGAAAACTATCATAAGCCAGACCGGCTTTTTTCTCGGTTACCTTTTGCCAAAATATAGCCATAGGTCCACCATCCGCATAACAACCTGCATCTTTTAAAGGGCATTGATTAGGACAGGTTTCTTTTCCAGATGTAGAAACCGGAATAGGGCCGGTCTTTTTGTTTCTTGATTTTTTAGTTAGCGCCACGAATCCCGTGACTGTTTCTGCGTTAGTAAAATCTAACATGGTCATTTCCTTTTGTGTTTAGTTTCTGCAAATGCCCTGGCTTGTTTTGATTCAATGTTTAGCGCCACTGAATCATGCCACGGTATTATGCCACTAACTAAAACTAAAAAAAGAAATATAACAAGGATTTAATAAAACCAGTTTTAGGTTTTTAAAAAAACATTTTAAAAATTTTACCTATTTCTGATACTGTGTATTGCTATGTGCGGATAAAGGTACATAGTAGTTGGATGATCTACTCATAAGGTGTTTGACGCCAGAGTAAAAAATTTCGGGGAGCTTGCGATTGCGTGAACTAATAGGGGGTTGGGGATGTGTGGCCCAGTACGAGGTTGTGGAATATTTAAAATGAGGGGAAAAATAAAATGATACTGGATATAACCAAAGCGAAAGAGCTAGGTGAAGCACTAATAGATGCCGCAGAAGCAACACAACAAAGGCAAGTCGATCAAGCAGTAGTGATCATAGACAACCTTGCGGTGTCCGTCCCAATGAACAACGGTATCATTTATGACTATGAGGTTGCAGCCATTATTAAGTCATAAGGTGTTTGACGCCAGAGTAAAAAACTAAGGCCCTTTGGGGCCTTTTTTGTGTCTTAGCACAAAGAAAACCCCTCAAAGAAACGAATCAATGAGGGGTCAGTTAGTACGCTTGGAAAGGTATAGACCAGGGAGATGGCCTATAAAATAACACATAACAGTGCCACCTATAAAAGCAAGTATTATTTTTAGTTATTGACATTAGTAATGCCACGGATCTAAGTTGCCAGTAGGTTATGAGCGTACTCTAGTAGTACCCCTTAACAACTAGACACAAAGGATCGACCAAATGCGTATTATTAAATACCTAGACGAATGTCCTGGGAAAAATGGCTCTATTATATATAAGTTTAGACCAACTGTAGCTATGAAACGAGATATTGACGCTAAATATGGGTCTTTTAAGAGCCGTATAGAAGGTCAGAATCATGTAGATTTGATCGTTGATCTACATAATGCTTATAAACGCAAAGCTAAGAATAAGACGATACACATCCAAAAAGGATCAGTGTTGGCCTTGGTAGCTGCTTATAAAAAGACCTATCACTGGACAAAATTAAAGCCTAATTCCAAGGATAGTTACAACCAAACGCTAAAAAGTTTGATGAGGCTTTCATTTAACAAGGAACCTGTCTGCTTGGGTGATATGGATGCTAAAAGTGTAGATGTTACCCATAGTGATGCACTATATAATTCTATATATAAAAATAAATCAAACAGTGCAGCTAACTCTTCCATTAGAGTTCTTCGTAAGATTTGGAATGCAGGCGCTAGAATAGATAAGCCACCATTAGTTAACAGTAATCCTTTTTCTAAAATGGATGTAATAGGCACGGATGACCGCACAACCATGTGGGAAGATGAAGAAGTAATGGAGTTTGTAGACATGGCTGACCAGATGGGCCTTCCATCTATCGGCACGTTATACTTACTCTGCTATGATCTATGTCAACGACCTGGAGACATGCGCCAACTTACTTGGGATGACTATAGGAAAGATCACAAGACCGGCGAAGAGACCTTTTACTTCACGCAAGAGAAGACAGGAACATACTTAGAGATCCCGGCATCACCACGTCTGATTGATCGTATGAATGCGGTAAAGCGTCCAGAGTTCCTATACAGTAAAATGAAGTGTGCAGACGGTACTCGTAAAGTCAAAGGCAACGCTGACCACAACATGATATGCTGGTATGAACATACGGGGCTTCCGTATGATAACCGACACTACAACACAGTCGGTCAGCGTGTCCGTAATGCTACCAGTTTGCCTTTTGAATTTCAGGCCCGTGACATGCGCCGGAGTGGTGCAACCATACTGGCTGAGAGTGACTGCACTAATGCAGAAATCAGATCGGTAACGGGTCACAAAAGTATGAACGTGCTGTCTATCTATGTGCGCCACACCCGCAAGACAGCATCAGCAGCAGTCAATAAAAGGTTTAATAAATGATATCAGTAAGTGAGGCACGAGCAGCCTATGAGCGTGAGCTAGAAAAGATAACAGGCAAGCCGCCACAGTTAGTTACAGAGCGATTAATTGACCTGATTACAGCAGTGCGTGATGAGTTGAGAAAACATAAATGATCAAAGCCACGCTCATCGATCACATGGGTAATGACCTATCAGTGGTCAACGCCGCTCGTGTAAGCTTTGGTAAGCAAAGCAACTGGACCTACACTGAAGGGTATGACCGCCGCCCTGAATTGGCAAAATCGGATGCTAAATTGATTGACTACTTAGCCAAACATAATCACCTCAGTCCGTTTGGTCACGCCTTTGCATCCTTCCACATTAAGGCTCCGATATTTGTAGCACGTCAGCTTGTGAAGCATAAGTTTTTACGCTGGAACGAGATCAGCAGACGCTACGTTAACACACCTCCTGAATTTTACACACCGGAAGTCTGGCGCAGTAAGTCTGCAGACAAAAAGCAGGGCAGTGGAACGGCGTTGGAAGACCAGGACATTCACATAGGTACAACACAACGTCTGGTCGCTATGCTGTACGAGAGCATGTTAGAAAGAAATGTGTGTGAAGAGCAAGCCAGACTTATATTGCCAGTAAACACATTGACCGAGTGGCATTGGTCAGGAAGCTTGGATGCCTTCGCCTCAATGTGCGAACTTAGGTGCAAAGAGGATACCCAATTTGAGACTCGTTTGGTTGCAGACCAGATAAGTAGTAAAATGTGTGAGTTGTTTCCAGTGTCATGGACAGCCCTGTGCGAATCAGGAATTGCAGCCTGAAATGAAGCCATTTTTAGTCAAAAAAACCCCAAGTGGGAAAAAGTTGGCCCCTGATCGGGTTATTTTTAGAATAAAGACCTTTAATATCAATCGCTTGGTAGGCCCGGCAAGATTTGAACTTGCGGCCAATCCGTTATGAGGTTAGTGTTAGATATTAATGGCTTATGGGGTAGTAAAATCACTACGCCACTAGCTATGCCACCCACTTTGTGGCTTGACTTAATATTTAAACTATATATCATATGGTTCACCTTTAAGGGTTAACTAATGGTACTTGTTAGGGGCATAGTCAATTGAAGCGAAGAAGCTTAGAACTACAAGCCGTAGAGCAGCATAAAACTAAAAATACATTCTTATGTGAATTGTGTTGTATCCCAGTACTCCGAGGATCACCCGCAATTTTGCTCATCCACACACATAAGCAAACAGTTTATCCCGAAGACTTATCGTTCCTAGAAAAAGATAACTCATTCGTTTTCACCCGCCTTTGCACCGGCTGCGGTGAGATGGACGATGTCTAACTACAGAGATCAAGTTGAACTGGTAAAGACGCTCACCGTTAAAGAGGGTGACCGCAAGAAGATGGACTGCCCATTCTGTGGTGGTAAAGATAAATTCACCATTGATAAGTATGACGGCAAACTTGTTTGGAATTGCTTTAGAGCATCCTGCAATGTCAAAGGATCTTATGCTGGTCAGAGAAACATATCAGCAGCTAAGTCATATCTCGCAGGTGCTGCCATTCAAAGGCACAAACCTAATTACAAAGATGTGCCAACGCTAACCACCAGGATTAGTACTCACCAGCCTGCAATCGATTACTTGAAGCACGTCAATAGTTACGAGGCATTCGAGCGAGGCGATATAAAAGTACGTTATGCGCCTAAAGAACACAGAGTCCTATTCTACAACCAAACGGGATTAGGTGCTGTAGGCCGCTCCCTACGGCCAGTACGATCAAAGTGGTGGAGCTACGGAGATCTTTCTGAAGGCATCCATGTCGGGAACGGGGATCACGGCATTCTAGTGGAAGATGTGGCTTCAGCCTGTGCCGTATCTAATGTACCTGGGCTTGTCGGAGTTGCGCTCCTAGGTACTAACATCACTAAGAGCATTAAAGTGACACTTAATAAATACATAAAACTGACATTAGTGCTTGACAATGATGCATCTAGCAAAGCAATGTACCTGGCAAGTAGTATAGGCATGAACTGTTCGGTAAGACTTACACAACTGGACCTGAAGTACCTGTCTGCGGATAAGATTAATAGCTTAACATTATAGAATGGCCCAGACTATACGTGGGTCAGAAATAGGGGGATTTAAATTATGGCAATAGTCATACAACTCGATGCTTCATCGGGTGTTAGCAAAGCCTCAA